CGTTTCCGGCGATTGCTTTGATCCGGTCATTTTACGTTTGGAACTCATTAAATTGTTTGTTTTAAATTTTAGAAAGGGGGCCACCACCAACCCCCACACCCTAGTCATTTTCGTCAGGATGACCAACCTGGTGTGTTTTGGCCACTAAAGCAGACACACTAACTACATGGCTAGTATGTGATTTATAACGCGCCTGTATCATACTAATTCACAGAAGGCGCCAAAAGTTTCAATAAATTTACTTCTTTTGTTTCCCGTTGGCATTTCTATTCTGCCAATAGGCCTTCTTCTTCTCAGGATTACCCTTGCCTTTATCCTGATTTTTCTTAGCATCGCCCCTATCACGCCGGGGCGGTGGTGTACTAGAAGAAGAAGAAGTAGAGCCGGATGTGGATGAACTCCTAGGGTCAGTTTCAACCCCAGCATCCACTCCGGCAAGAAATACGTTTCCTACTTTGGTGTTCGGCAATTCCGGAATCGCTAATTCCAGACAACATGGCATGCGCAAAAAGTCGTGAGGTGTAGACATGGGATCACGATCCAAGTCCACGAGAAATCTTTCAAATAGCTTAAAATCGAAACTATTTCCGGTTTTCTCACATCTCAACGCCTTAGTGGCAATTTCCATCTTCCAACTGTCGAAACTTGAGGAGGGGTAATGTACATCCCCCTCCAACCCAAGCGTCCCAAAGAAATCGTATTTCAAAATGTCCTTATCGACCAATTCTGGGTGCATGGCTAAATTTGGATAGTCTCCATAAATTTTAAACCATGCCTTATAAAAGGCCTGAACCAACTCAGAAATGACAGGGGTACTGACATCATCCGCGGCGTATCCAATAAGCTTGCCCGTCAATTTCATTAACGAGGTCAAAGTCTTATTCGCCGACAGATGAATTTTCCCCAACTGTCTCTTAAGGTCACACATACTTTCCGGGTTGCCATTCCAGACTTCGGGTCCATAAACTCTGGCTAAGAAGTTTACGCCAATGTCCCCCCGCTCAAACACCTCACAGACAAACTGTTGTCCCCATTTCGAAGCCACTTTTGTGTAGACTTCAGGGTTAGCAGCCGCGACGGCGTCATCCCCAGTGAAAAGGCCCAAATTGCTATAGGCTTCTTCCTTGGAGGCTCCGCTTTCTCGCAAAGTTGTGTAGTGAATGATGGCGGACAAAAGAGTGTTGCCCAAAGTGGTGTCCATACCCCCCGAACCACGCTGGAAGCCTTCAGGCACACTAGTGCCATGCTCTCCCACGGATTTATAACTGAAGTGCTTTGATAGCACCGCAGCCAAAACATCTGCGTGTTCGGGACCGAATACGGTTCTAAAAACCATGTATTCCATTTCTTGGGCACGTTCACTGGTGTGTCCATCCATTCTAGTTGCATCAGCACATACAACAGAATCAGACTGGGAACACACCCT